CTTGTATTTGCTGGCGCATTAAAAGAACCTATTAAATTCCATGTAGTATCTTCAGAAGAAAAAGTGGTTACACCTGATGAACTAAATATTTCTATACCATAGGCCATAAAAACTCCTGTTTTTAAATATTTAAATTTTCAAACATATTTCTAATATGTTTTTTGTCTCTTTCTGCATCCAATCTGGCTGTTTTATTTCTTGCCCAGCGTTGCCCAGCATCACCACCCCACAATAACCATGCAATCAAACCAGCACTTGGATAGCCTTTGTCACCGCGATAAAAACCTTTTCCACGTTTATCAACTTCATGTCTGCTGAAATAACTGTGCATTCTTCTGACTGTGCTTGGACTTAATCTTTCACGTGATTTTAATTGATTTGCTCTTGCAACACCAACCATTGTTCCACCTCGGTTGAATTCTTTCCTTAATTTCAACCCACGTTCAGCATTTGTCTGCATAGCTTCTGTTGGAATTGTATTTACATCTTTTTCAGCCATTATTCATTTGCTTTCCAAGCATTACATACATATTTTGCTTTAACCGCCGCATTGAAACGTGTGCATTGTCCTTTTTCATAATATGAACAATTACTGCATAATTTGTCATTTTCACTTAACCTATAAGCATTTGGCAATTCATCAGGCACAGGAGAACCATCAGGATATTCATCTAATTTTTGATCATATGCAGATTTTCCAGCGTCTTCTGCATCAATCCCTTCATCTTCAGCAACTTCAACACCACCCAAAGGAAACAAATTAGCCGCAATAAATACTTCATCACCACCATCAATTGGGCTTAACCCTAATCTTTCACGTGCTTCATTTCTGCTAATTATTCCTTCACGAACTGCTGATGTTACATTTTCATATACCCTACGTCTTCTTTCAGTCATTGCTGGTATACTATCTATGTCATATTGAATTTTTATATCATCACCAAAACTTGGTGCTAACCATTCATTTAAATCACTGCAAACACGCATAGCCAAAGGAATAATTGTTTCTTCATATAATGCTAAACGTGCTTCTTGAACATTTGCATATGTTTGACTGTCTGGAATTCCTATCAATTGTGAAGGTATTCCAAAACATAATGCAATATCTTTTGCCGCCATATGCTTGTTTTGCAAGAAATCCATATCTCGCGGTGACATTCCCATTTCTTTCCAATCGAAATCACCTTCAAGCAACATAGGTTTGCCAGAATTATTTGTTCCTGACATTCTTCTGTTTAAATCATCTTGTATTTGTTTTCTTTGTATATCTGAAAGCATCATAGCATTTCCAGATGTGTCTTGCGGTTTAAACACAACTGCCCCAGATGGCCTTGCACCATTTACTAATAATGCAATATTATGTTTTGCTATGAGATTATGTTGATCTACATCAATAGAAGCCGCCATAAGTGGTGATAATCCCAAATAATCATCAAGTGGATTCCAAAATTTAAAATGTTTTACATCTGATTGACCAGTAAATGGGTCAGCTTCATATGTATTAACTACTTTTCCATTTAATTTATAATTATACCCTTTTGGAATAGCATTGTTACTTGGTATAATTTCAACTCTATCAGGTCTTAATAAATGTAATTCAGAAGGTACACCGCCAGCAGTGCTATTTATTGCATAACTATTACCTGATAATAACAAAAAAGAATACAATGATTGAAAATATTCATTGCCAGCCTGTAAAGGATTTGGCCTTTTTAACAAATCAATCAATGGGTGTCTTTCAAGTTCAATATCACCTTGAAAAACTTTAAAATCAATTGAAGCCGCACCTTGAGCTATTTCATTTACACATCTGTAAACAATAGCATTTTGTTGATAACCTTCTTTTGCATATGATTTAAAATTATCTGACCTATTATGATAAGGTGTAGTTTGTTGAACGTGTACTCGAGGAGCATCCTTTAATTCAAATGGATTTAGGGGTGCTTTGCGAAAAAAATCTAATATTGCCATCAACTAATTCTCCACATTGGTTGCCCCGTTGATTGGGATAAATCTGTTATTGCCCATACAAGGGCATCAAGTCTGTCTGGTGATACATTACCACGTCCGTTATAAAAAATCATCTGTTCTTCTAATTCTGAAAATTTTCCAGCATGAAAGACTTTTTTATTTTCATATAGTGCGGCTATTGGTTCAGCTCTCAACATTTTGCCCCTTGTAGCACGAACAGATCGGTATGAAACATTCTTATCTGTATTTCTTAACAGATTTTCAACCAAATCACCACCATTATTGACTTCAGCTATAATTCTATCTGCTTGATATTCATGATATTTGACTACAGCTCTCCTTATCCATTGATCAGGAGTGCCTCTGAGGGAACAATCTTCCAATACATAATATGTATCATCATTAGCGGTTCTACCAGCTACAACAATGCCTGTTTCGTCTGATTTGGCATTTCCTGTTACAGATGGGTCAATAGCAACTACAATTCTTGTTAAATCAGGTATTTCATCTTTGTTTACCCTTGATGCTTGCAACATATCACCATTCCACAAAGCACCTTCAATTTCTTTCATGTAATCGCCAAGCCAAATATGATTGTATTTTAAAACATTATTTGCCCTTGTACGTTCAGCCATTTCTTTTGTTGCATCAGTAACAAATGGATTATCTAAATAATTAACATGTACCAATACAGCATTGTCATTATTTTTAAATATTTGTTCAACAGGGTCTGTATCTAAATTAGGATTCCATGAAAACCATAATTCAGAACCTTCTTTTCTTATTGTAGGGTCTAATAATTCCAATGACCTGTTAGACATTGATTGTGCTTCTTCCACCCATGCAACATCAAAACCTTCCAAAGATTTAACGCTTTCAGCAGTATGATCTTGCATACCTTGAAAAATAACTATTCCTTTTCCTTTAACAGTCATAATTCTATTTTTTTGTATTTCAAAATAATGACCAACACCCATTTTATTTATTTTGTCTTTTAATAATTGCAAAGAAGAAAATTCTAATGATTTTTGAACTTCACGAATACATATTATTTTTGTGTTGGGTTCTTCTATTAATCTTTCAATGACAGCTTCACCAAAAAAATGTGATTTGCCTGATGCACGACCACCTTTAGCACCTCTGTACCTTGGCTTTCCCCTATCACCATTTAATAATGGTAAGCACCATCTAGGTGTTTCAATTGGTAGGATCGACAATTACACGCTCTATTCTAGAAATTATTGCGCCACCATCTTCACCTGTGACTTCAACATTTGTTTTATCTTTTTGATTTAAATATTGTTTACCTAACCAAACCAATACACTTGCATTGCCATTTTCTGCCGCTTGCCATTGCATACGCCTTAATGACATTCTGCCTTCACTATTGAATTGTCTGTGTAGGTCTTCAAAATTTTGATACCCCATTTCTTTTAAACGTCTATTTAATGTGGTGTCGGACATTTCCAATACATTGCAACATTCTTCTTGCGTACATTGTATCCTTATCATGCTAATTAATTTATTAAAATCTTTTGTAGTCAATGGTTTAGAAGCACCTTTAGGTCCTCTTTTCTTTTTACCTACGTCTTGTGTTGTGTCTTCTGACATAACATAATTCCTTAAACATTTATTACCAAGTAATTTTCATTTTACACCATAAATTCTGAATTTTAAAGTGTTGTTAAAAATATGGCTATTTAAGCTTTCTTTTTTCTTTTGGCACATAAATAAATGAAGCTGTTAATCTGTTTATAGATGTATTTTTATTGTTTTGTATTGTTCCCCTTTTGCCGGGAGCTTTTAATCTACTTGGGGCTCTATCCATAATCCAAGCATTTGATCTATATCTATGACCAATCATTGCTGGATGTGACGTAACACTGCGAAATTTTTTACCTTGGTCATGCAACATTTCACCAACAAACTCACTTAATCTGTTGCCAAGCCCAAAACCTTGATAATCTGGCAATGTAACTGTTCTGTGTTCTTTCCAAGTATTTTTTAAATAAGGGTGTGGAAAAGGTAATATAGCACTAAAAGCCGCGGGTTGTCCGTCAAAAAACATTATATAACATTTTGATGCTTTGTTTAAATCAGCACTTAAATAGTGGTTTCCCACAAACAATCGCCACGCAACATGATGACATCTGAATACCTCGATTTTCGCTTTTGTTCGCCTTTGACACCCCCAAGTGAAAGTATTAGCGGAAACATCATAAACCCAATCTGGTTGTAACCACCCTTCCACATCATAATGACAAGTAACTGCTACGAATTGTTTGTCTGTTTTTCTTATTGATTTTTGAACAGCATGACTGCCAACTTTTGCAACATCCCTATCTACAACAGATGTAAATTCATCAAAAACAATTAAATCTCTTTTATCAGTTAGTGTTCTGGCTAATTCACTTCTAAATTTTTGACCATTACTTAATGCCCTATATGGTAATAACCACGAAGGCGGCGAAGAAAAGCCGACATGTGATAATGAATTGGTTACATCTACAGCTGAAAGTGAAGCGTCGAAATCATCTAATAAAGAAGATTTTTTCCATTCATAACCAAAATGATAAGCCTCATCACCGAATACTTTTCTAGCTATTGTTGTTTTACCAGCCCCAGAAGAACCTACAATCAAACCAACTTGCCAAGGATTTTCTTCAAGAGGCATATTTATATGCCATTCTTTTGTTAATTTGCCAGATATAGGCACATCAAACATACCTACAACTTTTTCTGTTCTAAATGATGGCGTGTAATCTGTTTCTACTACATGGTTAAAATTCGGCATTTGTATCCTTTCTCAACCAATTCATTATACATTTTTTCTTGTTGTGCTTCTCCATCACATATTACTGCAACTTCATATGTTTCTTTATATTCCTGTTCATCAGGTAATTCATAATCTTTTTCTGTATCATCAAATAATGATGCTAAATCATCTAATGAAAAACCTGTTAAATCAGTATCGAAATTTAAATCAGTCAATTCTTTAATTTCGATTTTAAGCATAGCCTCATCCCATGTGGAATTCATAGCTAATTTGTTATCTGCTATAATGTATGCTTTTTTTTGTGCTTCAGTCCAATTTTTAGCAACCATTGCTGGTATTTCTTTTAAACCTAATCTTTGTGCCGCCATTAATCTTCCATGACCAGCTATCAAACCAAATCCTTCATCCATTAAAATTGGAACAGTAAAACCCCATTCTTGTATGCTTGATGCTATTTGAGCAACTTGTTCATCACTGTGAACACGACTATTTCTGGCATATGGTATAACTTTGTCTAAATTTACCATTTCAACTTCTGTTGCTGGCCATTTTTTCATTTTACACCCTCCTAGATGTATAATTACATTATACTTTTATTAATTTAAATCAAATGATTAATGTATTGTAGGTATTTCATTTGGATGATCTGTGTTTGCAATATGTAAAATTATATTTGA